TGTTCATTTCATTGAGTGCAGAAACCTGATCTTGTTTAGCAAAAATTGTTTTAGTCTTGATATCAATCTGCTCTTGATTAATATTCTCAATGCTTTTGATATGGCGTTTCTGTAGATCGTACTTTTCCTTAGTTAGTTCTAGTGCATGGTTAACTTGTACCAAGTCTTCTTTTAAATTTGATGCGCGTTCTTTTAACAGAACATTCATCTTAGTAAACACTTGAATATCCAACAAGTCTTCGATGACCTCTCTACGGTTATTTGTTGTCAACTGCATGAACGGTATAAAAGAACTAGAACCGAGCACAACAATCTGATGGAAAGATTTGTGGTTTAGTTTAAGCACATTTTGCTCTAGGAACTTTTGGTAGTCCCTAGAGTTACTGTCTTGGTTAATCATAACACCGTTTTGATAGATCTCAAACTTATTAGGTTTGATACCACGCACAACTTTGAACTGAACTCCAGCAGTGTCGAACTCTACCTCAACAAGTGTACCCTTGCCATTGATAGAGTTGGTGAGTTGAGGTTTTGTGATATTTCGGTGAGGTTTACCAAACAAACTGAATGACAGCGCATCCAACATGGTTGACTTACCAGCACCGTTCTGGCCAACAATAAGAGTAGACGGTGATCGATCTAGTGCAACTTCGGTGAAAACATCACCAGTTGATAAGAAATTCTTCCATCGAACAGTTTTAAACTTCAGCATATATTATTATTAAACAATTGAAACGTTTTGCGCTTCAACATATAGGGTTCTCATTATAGTTTTCAGTCGATCTTTATCTAGATCTGTTTCAACTGCTTGGACATAGGTATCTAATAGTTCAGTGGTATCTTCTACTGATATTTTTGCATCATCAACAGAATCTCCCAAGAACTCTTCAAACGTCTCTGCTATCTTTAGTTCATGTGTGTTAACTTGTTGAATACGATCTATAAAACGATCAAACGAATACAAGTTGGTTTTCTTAACCACAACAACTTTAACAAACTTATTTTCAAGTGCATCGACGTTATAATCATTATACTCGTTTTTATCATCATTGTAAATGATTTTCGTAAACATGGTTAATGGATTAGCAACTGGAGTCAGTGATCGGTCAGTGGTGTCGATCACATGAAAGTACTTAGTATCATCACAATCACCCCAGTTAAACTCCATCTGCGAACCAAGATAGTGTATGTTACCCTTATGCGACTTGGTATGGAAGTGTCCGGACAACACTAGTTCAAACCGCCCGAATTCTTTGGTAGACATGCCGTGAGTGTTCATCGCACCCTTATGCATTTCAAAACCTTCAAACTCAAAGTGCCCACCAATCATATCGGCAGTACAGTTTTTAACAAACTTCATGGTCTCGGCATAGTTTTCGTTATTAATCCATGGAATCAAACCAAACTTCAAACCATCATAGTCCATAACAGTGGGCTTCATCACAATGTTGACGTTGTTCATGTAATGACCCATCAACTCTTTGAGTGAACACAGTTCGTTGGTATTCTTATATACAACATCATGATTGCCTGGAATAATATCCATCGTCATACCGTTGTCAACCAACTTTTGTAGAAAGTGTTTACGGTTTGCTTGTAGCGCTTTGAAGTTCACAAACTTGCGATGCTCGTAGTAGTCTCCCAGATGCACGATATGCGTGATACCATGCGTTTTCATGTAAGGGAAAAATACATTGGTGTAGAAATCTTCCTGATAGTTGATAAAGATTTCTGAGTTGTTGCGAGCGCCTGAATGCGTGTCGTTAAGAATTACGAATTTCATTTAGTATGTATTTTTCTGGTTTCCAACCTAGTTCGGTCAAGGGTTCGATGTTTGCATGAGTGTATGCTCGTTCATGAGGAGTTGGGTCATTAGAATATGCACCAGTGTAACCCATTGCAGATGCCACTTCTTTAACGGGAACTGCTTTACCAGAACCAATGTCAACTACCTTACCAGCCATTATATCATAGTTTTCCACTAATGTAAATAGCGCAGAGCACAAATCATCTATATGGGTAAAATCTCTGTAGTGCCCCTCGTTAATATAATCAACTTCCCCCTTCAGCAAACGTTGATACAACATGTCTGGTCTACCTGGATACACTGTATGAGGGCGGAACCCTACCGAGTTTGGTATACGATCTTGCTCATTTATAAACTTAGTCTCAGCATATGGATTAGTCACCTCAAGCGCATTGGATGAAGAAGCGAATAGAGTGGGGATAAAGTGTTCCTTGGCAACGGAAAACACTGCGCGAGTTCCTTCTATATTAACTCTGCCATATTCTTCGGCGTTATCAAATGACTTGCGTACCCCAGTCAACGCAGCAAGGTGAATAATCATATCTGGAAAGTCGTCTACATCTATATCAAAATCGCAGATATCTCCTTGATATGGAGTAACTGTATATCCCTTATTTTCTAGATATGGTTTTAGGTGTGAACCAATATAACCATCAGAACCCGTCATGAGTATGTTAGATGATATCATTATGCATTATTCCTATGTGACCGATTTGCTGTTCGTGCAGATTCTAATACATTCAATGGTTCACATGTGTCCTGACCAAACTGAACAAACTCTAAAGTATCTTTTGGAAAACATGCTCCACCCCAGCCAAACTTACCGTCTGGTCCAGGTACTTGCATATGACTAGATCCGATTCTATGATCCATCGACATCATTTCAACCACTTCGTTGAAATTTCCCATACCGTTAGTATAAGATGAAAATAAGTTATACAACTCATTCATGAAAGTAACTTTGGTTGCGAGGAACGAATTAATCGCATATTTAACAAATCCCGCTTCTACCATGCTATTACAGAATACAGTGTTCGTACCATTCTTCACACAGTTCAGAAAAATATCAGACCAAAATTGGGATGTATTCGGATTAACTGAAGAATAGATATAAAATGGTGCATTTACCATATCTTCTCTAGCTCTGGATGCAACTAAGAATTCTGGAGAGAATGTTAGATATTGATCGCATTCACATTGCAACATGTTGAGAGTTTTGATGCTGGTAGTAGATTTGATTAATATAGGTAATTCTTTGCGTACTACCCGTATAGTTTCATAATAATCGATAACAAGGGAATCATCACATGCACCATCCTCATGAGATGGCGTTGGTAAACATAACACAACTCCATCTAAATCATTCAAGTGATCCATATCGTAATGATCGCCTTTATCCGGATCATGATAGTGTACTATATGAAATTTACTCAATGTGAATCCAACAGCATCACCGACAAACCCTTTGCCTACAACGAGTATATTACTCACCGAACACCTCACCCATAAACAGTTCTAAATTGCTTTTTTTAGAAACTTTATCTTTCTTGACCAATTCCTTTACCTTTGCATCTTGAGTGCGCACTTTATCAATGCGGTCTTTCAAGTAGTCGATAAACTGTCGTTCACTGGTATGCATTTGTCCAAGTTCATTAGAGTCGTAGTGCATGAACTGTTCAATATCTGCCGAGTCGAGATATTTCCACTTGATGTCTTGTTGCTTCTTCTCTTTAGCAATTCTGCGTAGGAATGCATAGAATGCAATTTGCGTAAAGTATGAGAATGCGTTGGGTGAGCCAGTGCGTGTTGCGGTGTCGATGTTGTAGTTCATAATCGCCTTTAAGCAATTTTCAACTGCATCCATAACCATTTCTTCACGATAAGTATAACGATTAAAGTTAATCTTAGTAGACAACCCTTCACAGATCTTCAGAAAACATTCACCGATGTACTTTGGTACAACTGGAACGGGTAGATTATCTTTCTCTGCTGCGCGAACTAGAGTTACATAGTCCACCACTGCTTGGGAGAATACTTTGTTACTCACATAATGAGGTCTTTTTGTTTTATCTTGGGTCATATAGATTATTCCCTATTTAATTAATGTTACATCTTAGTCTTGTTAAGATATGATCATTATACCATAAAAACTAATTTATGGCAATAGCAAAATAATACTTGCCAGAATTCCATTTCTGTGTTATAATATTCATTGGTCCAGCAGGGTAGTAGCTACTATTAATTAATGAACCACATTGGTATCAACATCATCTGACCAATCATTGTTATTATCAATTACTGGATCATGACCATCTACCATACCTGCTAACGCAGTTAGTTGTTCAAGCATTTCAACCTCACTACTATCATATTCACCTGTAGTGGATAGTTCTTTCTTGAGGTTATTTGTAGTGATTAACCTACAGAACATAATCTTAGTGTGAAAGTCTACAGCACTGCAACCTATGATATGATCCTTGTCGATGCCAAAGTAAGTATTGTCACTGTACGGGAACCATTCACTGAATGTTTGCATATTACTTATACGTTCAACTAGAATGGGGTCTTTAACAGAGTATGTGTCGTCAGACTCATCAATGATTTCTGCAACCACATGCTCTCCCGACACCAACCTGAACTCTTGTATCTCAAGTTGTTCAATGTACTCTTGCAAATCATTAGTCATCTTTAATATCTACCTCTATAATTTTATAATCAAACTTCTCTTTGGTGTAGATCTTTATTCTTTCCGCAGCATGTTCTAGTGTATAATTTTTACGAGTCTTCCAGTGCAAATCATCAGCAAGGTCAAACACCTTTGTTGATGCATCGTTATCTGATTTACGCAAACCTCGACCGATAGATTGTAGGATCTTTATTTGCGACTTAGAAGGCGAAGCAAAAACAATATTATGTAGATTACGAATGTTAATGCCAGTTGAGAAAGTACCGCTTGAAGCCACGATAATAGCATCGGACTCTTTTTCCGTAATAGCCCTAATATTTTCCCTAGTGTCGACATCTGTGCCTCCAGATACAAAGAATACTTTGCGTTGAGATCCAGGTATAGACTCTACCTTATTTTTTATAGAATCGTAGATAGGAATACCATGCTTCTCAACAAATTGAAACAACACTAATGTATTTCCATCTTGCGACATTGCTAAGTTGCGTATAAAACGATTCCTTGCAACGTTACCTATGATATAATCCAATTCTTCATTATATTTAACTTTATTTAGTGATTTTCTTACCGCTTCGCTGTACTTCAACAATAATACAGTAACCTTCAGATCAGCAAGATCCTTTGAATCTATTAGTTCGCGGGTAGTGGTTACTTTAAACACTTGACCGAACAAACCCTCTAATACCAACCTATGAGTCTGAGTCCCGTCTAATGTGCCAGTAGTGCCAAAACGGTATTTACAGTCTCGCATCTTTTCTAGGATTGATGTTAACGACTTTGCTTTAAATGTGTGTGCCTCGTCACCAACAACAAAACCAAACTGCTCAAACCAAGGACTCTGCATCTTGTAGATAGATTGCCAAGTAGTTATAACAACTTTAGCAGTAGTGATTTTTTCTTTACCAGAATAGATCTTATGTACATCATCTACACCAAAGGTATCATCGTATGAACTATAGTCCAAGAAGTCTGATGTCATTTGTTCTACTAATGAAGTAGTTGGTACGATGATCAATGCCTTTTGTTTAGGATCACTATCCAGATACAACCTAGTTAGAATGTAAATAATCAGGGACTTACCACTTGCCGTTGGCGATAATAATAAAGCACGATTGCGCTCACTGGCATGCATAATTGCGTTAACCTGATAATCTCTCGGAGCAATTGCTTTATCCTTAGAGTGTAGGTTTAGAGTCTTGATAAACTCTTCTAACGCATCCCTATCAATATACTCTGTAACTTCAGGCATACCGTAGTAGTCACTGTTTTCATACTCAATATCTAGTTGACGCACCTCAGCAAACTCTTTAATGTATGGTAACAAACCTGCATAGAGTTCCTTTGTTAACTGGTTGTACAGTCGTATTTTTCCGTCCCAGATTTTGTTCTTATACGCAGGAGTGAACTTGTAGTTAGGAACAAAGAAACAAAAGAAGTCAGACAACTCTCTTGCCGTGCCTGGCTCGCATATAACTTGAAGGAATACTTCGTTCTTTTTCTTGACGATTATTTTTTCTGTCGACATGGCAGTATCCCTATTATATTGAGGTGTTAACCTCCGGAAGTAAATTTCTTCCAATCAATCATATTCTTGATGGTCTGATGACGCCAAACTAAATTAGTCATAATAGATTCTAAAGTTTCTATCGTTGACTTTATATAGTCAATAGTTGCTTGTGACTTTTGTAGTTCTGGATCTGCTTCGTAGAAGTAGTGTAGGTCTGTCTTTAGTGGTTTACGCGCACCTTTGAATGGATCGTAATCCCATCCACGATCATCCATCTCTTGCTTACTCATCACACCAGTGTAGTATAACCACTTATCGCGTAGAAGGATACTCTGTTGCATATCTTTACGCTTAAGTAACAGTTTAGATGTAGTGAGTAACTCCAGATACTTGGAGTGTAGTTTTGCAGTATCCCTAGAAGACTCGGAGAGATCAAAGTCGTTGATCTCTGTGTCTTTTTTCCACATCTCTAAAATATCTTCAATATTAATCATATTATAAAACCTCGTTCAAAAATTACATTATACCACTATTTAGGTTACTGGTAAAGACACTGGAATTCGCATGAACTTTTCTGTATCAAACTCTGGAGTAACAACATAGTAGTCGTATCGAAAAGTTACCGAAAATGATGCGTACTGTACCTCTGTAGCACCAACATCAAAAGCAATACCTGACATGCTGTTTGGATAACAGTTCTTAAACTCAATAGTCCTGGTCTGGTTGTTTGAACTATTTAATATGACCAACGACGCGTCGCATACTAGCGAGCTTGGGTCATCAATGTTGACTGTATCTTGCAACCACTTGTATATGGATGCAAAGTTGTCCATCTTTTCATCTGATAGAATAGATGCAGTAAACGGATCAAACATCAACTTATCACCACCAAGCATAATGTTCAACTTAGGAGTAGATAAGTTCGCTTCTCCAACCGATACTGTAGGCAAGTCTACTGCCTGTAGGTAAAATTCTAACCCTTTCAGGTCAGCTCGCGAAAATATCATCTTAAACCCAGTGGGACTTAATAGGTTGATGTTTGTATCTAGTGCCATTGTGCATGGTCTCCATTAATATTTGTATATGACATTATTTATACACAATAAAAAAAGGACCCCGAAGGGCCCTTTTCATATTACCTAACTACTTAAAATTTAAGCAGTTTCCATCAAACCGTCTACACGGAAGATGCGGTAGTATTGGTTAGCGCGGTTAGCACCTTCGTCGCTTGCAGGAGCAGCACCCACGAATGGGTTAGCAACCATACCGTAACGAGTCTTGAAACCAATTTTTGGTTGGAAGCTGTTCTCACCAACGGCACGAACCATTGTCAACGGCACGTATGGGCAGTAGAACAAACCTGCATCGTATGCAGAAGTTCCACGGTAACCAACGGTAACGTAGTCAGTAGTTGCGTATGGATCGATATACACCTTAGTGCGACCATTCAACAGACCAGCAAAAGTATTGCCTGTGTCATCAACTTGCAAGTTGGTTGACAATGCAGGAGTGTAATCCAACATACCAGCAGCAACTAGGGCAGAAGCAACATCGCTAGAAACTAGGATGAAGTTACCCTTACCACGACGGGTTTCTTTAGCAATAACGTTCGCTTCGCGTTCGATTTGCATCAACAGACCCTTGTACTTCTCAACTGACCAGCGGCCATCGGCATCTGTAGACAGGTTGAAAATACCTTTGGTAGCAGTGTTTGACTGCTGAGCACCCAATTTTGCTTTAACGTTGATCTTACGAATAACTTCGCGGTTGATTTCAGCAAGAATTTCTGCGGACAGAATGTTTGCCAATTCGCTTTCAGCGTCCAGACCATGCACTGCCTTCAAGTCTTGAGCCAGTTCCATAGTGTATTCTGCCTTCAAAGCACGTGTCTTTGCAGTCACGGTTGCTTTTTCGATGCTGAATGCCATCTGAGCAAAGTCAGTAGAACCATCACCCAATGCTTCGCCAGCGGCGGTAGACATTGCGTTACCTACTGCAAACGGATCTGCAACATCATCGGTGTTAGCATCAACACCAACCAATGATGAAGACTCACCACCTTGTGTACCTGCGCCAGAGAAAGCGGTATTTGCTTCGTCAAACATTGCTTCTGCACCAGATTGGGCTGTGTACTTGCTCTTCATTGCGAAGATCAAGCCAGTAGGACCACTCATTGGCTGAACACCAGCGATGTCGTATGCGATAAGGTTAGGCATAGCACGACGAACCAAAGAGATCAAGATTGGATCCCAGTTGTCAACACCAGCGCCAGTTGCGTTAGCAGGAGCTGCTTCGTTCAACTGGTATGACTGATGACCGCGCTCTTCGCGCATTGCTTTTTCTTGGTTTTCCAATACCAAAGCAAGAACTGCCTTGCGGTAGCCGTCTTTGATTTCTGGAAGTTCTGCGTGCTCGATTACTGGAGCCCACTTTTCTTGTAATTTTTCTGCGTTGAACATTTATAGTTCTCCTATGTGATTATTTGGTAGTTCTTGAAAGTGCTGTGAGGTAACGGCCCATTGCGGGAGAAGACTCCAACAGTGTACCTTTTTCATCAGTAGCGATTTCGGTTGATTCGTCGATCATTGCTGACTTAGTTGCTTTAAAGTATGATTCTTTGATAACGGAAACTTTCTTAGAGAATGTTTTCTCGCTTTCGAAGTCGATACTTTCAACTAGGTTCGACAATTTAGCAGCATCTGTTTCAACCATTCCAGATGTCGCTTCTGCGATAATCTGTTCACGGCGTAAACCTGATACTTGCTCAGACAACTTAATATTGTCTTCGACAGACTTTGTCAACTGTTCTTCTAGTTCATCAACTTTAGTTGCGAGGTCATCGACTAAGTCATACTTAGTATCTGGCACTTCAACATAATGTTGTTCGAATAGACCTTTCAGTCCGGTGATGAAAGACTCTGCGATTTCGGCACGAAGACCGCTCTCAACAGCAACTTTGTTTTCTTCCATCCACTGTTCTACAACATATGATAGATATCCATCAACCTTTTCGACCAAGTCAGTTTTAACTTGTTCTACTTCTTCTGAAAGTTCAGTTGTGTACTGCTCTTCCAAACGGTCGATCTCTTCAGATAATTTAGACTTAACAGCTGCTTCAAAAATGATAGCTGCACGGTCTTTAAATTCTTCTGAAAGGTTAGTATCTTCAGAAACAAGTGCGTTCAAGTCTTCTTTAAAGTCGACTTTGATTTCTACTTGGGTATCTTCTTCTACAACTGCTTGTTCAGCAATCGCATCTTCAGAAACTTCTTCGGATTCTTCTTGGACATTCACCAATGTGTCATAGATTGAAGATAATTCTTCTTTGGTCATCTGTGACATTGCTTTGTAAGATGCGTTAATTAGACCTGCTTTGGTCTTAGGTGCGACAGCTTTCTTAGAGGCAGACTTCTTTATAGAAGCAATTGTCTCGTCGTTTGCTTTATCACCATTAACTTCTTTTTCAGCATCTGCTGCTTCATCCAGTTCAGCATTAGTTTCGGCGTCTACAGTTTCCTCATCAGAAACTTCAACGTCCTCCACAATTTGCTCATCCTGGAGTTCTTCAACATTAATGTCTTCAGCGACTAGGTCAAGTTTTTGACCCTTTTGTTTCTCTGACATTAGCATACTCCTATAAGGTTAAAGTTTTGAGAGGAAATCTTGGAACACCTGTAACTTTGCTTCGGAAAGCTTAGCACTTGATGCACTCTTAATTTCTGTCTCATATTTTTCAATTTGCTGTGGTTTTAACATACCGTTTTCCCATATCCACTCGACACCTTCCATGATTCCATTAACAAATGCTTCATGAGCGGAAGGATCTTGCACAATATCAACAGTGGACAACATAAAGTCATCCTGGACGTACATGACGCCATTCTTTTCCACTAGACTACCCATACCACGACTTGAGACACCCAACTGAACACCACCTTCGAGCAGACCTTGTACGATCTTACCCATAGGAGTATTAAGAATGGATGCCTTTCCTACTACATCATTTCCTTCAAAACGAAGGTCTGTGATGCGGTGCGAAACTTTATCTAAGTTAATTGTAGGACCTTCTGGGTGATTTAACTCACCAACAGCACGTCCTGTTTTAACTTGATCGGTTATATATTTATTTACTGCACCTTCCATGATGCGCTTCTCATATACACGACCATTTCGGTTAGCTTTTT